GCTTGGCCTATTTGATCACCGAACTTAGCTTGTATATCACCATAAACTTGTGATAAACCTATGTTACTAGCATCAATACCTTGCTCATGCATAACACGCTCAGTGTTAGTAACACTAAGAGTTTGCATCCAGCTTCGTTCTCTTTTCTGAAGACTGTATTCATAATTTCTCCGAGCAGTTTCATTTGCTGCTCTGGCTTGGGCTCCTAAGCACACGGCAAAACTCGATAAAGGATAATTTGTTTGGTCCAAACTCTACTTCACGTAAGAACTTGAATCCAAGGAATTTAAGTAGCTTTAAATGGACGGTGTTGCGTTTATCAACAACGTTCCACAGCAACTTATCAGGTTGTCTTTCTACATAACGCTTTGCTTCCCTTACAAAGGTCATTGGGTATTCAAGAATAACGGGTGTACATAGCATCCAGATTTGACCCCCAGGGTCTACTCCAGCCATTCCAGCAGTCTTGCCGTTAGGCACTGTGAAATAGACACAGGAGGGCTTCTGAACAGCATCTAATAATGCTTCTGTAGAATCTACACCATGACCTTCTTCGACCTCTCTACGGTCTTCTGGACGTAAATTAGAGGCCACCTCTTTGGCAGCCTCCAGTGTGATTGGGTGAATAAAATTAGACACTCGAATAAAACTTATTTGTATAGTTCCCTTCCCATGTCATTGAATATAATGTTAATGGTGTAGGGTGTGTCGATTTAAGGGTAAGTGTTGTATTTATATTTCTATCATATATAGGTATCACTCTTGTTTGTAATTGTTGAGTAGGTAGTTCATCAGACTCAGAGTAATCAGATATGATTGCTTCATAATCTTCAGTGTATGTAGGTTTTCCTCTTCTTTTAAGAATTGTTTGGAATAAACCAGATGCACCTAAATTTATTTTATTACGATGAAGTACTAATGAACTTCTAGTATCAGACCTAACTGTATCTCCTTGTCTACTTGTTAAATATATCGTAGGGAATTCAACTTCCATTTCATATAGAATACCAAGTACAACTGTGGTACTAGACCAATCTCCAACTACTTCAATATTACTACCATTAATCGTAACTTCTGCATAGCGACCAACTGGATCAGTACCACCAGTCTCATATAAAACCATATCACCACCTGCTGCCTCAGTAGTCCACCAATTAGAAGGTAATGGGAATGTGGTTTTATTGGTAGAATCACTATATGTATTAGCTGCAATACTTACTGATGTAGCACAATCTAAATAGATTTGGTGTATATTTTCCTTATCAGTTTCTATACCAGTATAGGTTTGTAAAGTATCAGAATGTAATTTAAGATCAAGTTTTATAAACATACATTTACCATTATTAGCTACTTCATCCGAACTTTCAGTATCTAAAACTAGATACAATGAGTCATCTATAATAAAATGATACTGTATTTGCCAAGGGAATGTCCAGGTAAACCAAGCTTGATGTGCTCGTTTATCTGAAGTGTTGAAATACTTATAGCAGTATAAAGTTTTCCTATCTTTTTCACTGAAAGCTAATAGTCCATTCTCTTTAGAAGTTGAAACTATATTTAGATCTTTATCTAGTAACTCACTAACAACTTTACTTTGTTCAATAACATCAGGTTCACCTTCTCTAAGAACTCTAGCCATCTCCATCAATCTACTATGTTGTCCTACATTATCTATAAAACCAATAGTAGTACCTAATGAAAATGGGTTAGTTTTATGGTTAAAGTTATAAGCTGATATAAAGTTTATCTTAGCTGTTAAAGGACTTAGTACATCACTATCTGTAGTCAACATGAACTGTTGATTCTTAGTGAATAAAACTAGACCACTATTAACTTGTATCCCATCATAAATAATAGCTGGATATTCAGAACTACAAGAGATATCAATTGGATCAGTAGCTGTAAATTGTATTGCAGACTTAGCCCAGAAATTATAAAAGTCTCCAGGTCTAGACATGATTACATTTTCATCACTTAATAAGGTAAATCTATTCCTAAAGAACATCATCTTATTAATTGTATTACCAATGAAACTAGGTTGAGGGTTTGTACCATCAACACTTGTATCTCCTACTTGTGCGTTATCCCATTTTGGTGCAACAACAGTAGTTGCACTATTTGATAAGTACTGAGCATTATTACCTGCATTTTGAAACTTTGTATAACCTGTACCATTACTTGAATCAGTTAGTTTAAAACTATTAGCATCTATTAAATCTATGTATAACTTCTCACCATCCTCTAATTGGTTTTCAGGAGCTGATCCAGACATGTTAAGTTTAGCAGCTATACTTCCACCATGGAAATAATAAACTTCTTCATTATCAGTAAAACCATGGTTGGTGATAGTCACAACTCCAGTACTTTGAGTAAGAGTACTAATAGGCATTGATGTAATTTCGTTTCCTGGTACGAGGTTACTTGCCCCATCTAATTCAGTTAATAAAAATGTACCAGCAGCTGATCTTATTAATACTAATGGCATTGTACCTGCATCAATTTCAATATTAGTTCCTGGTTTTGCACATTCCTCCCATACACCTTCACCATCTCTATCATTATGTCCAAAGAATTTAACGTAGTAGTCATCTTCTTCAGCGTCACTGTTAGCTACTTTAACTACATAACCATGTTTACATACATTAGGTAGGTCAGCTATATCTTTAACTGAATCAGTTAATACATTTAGTAATTCTCCTATAGGTGTAGATAGATTGAATGATCCTGATGGTCTAGTAATATAAAGACCATTACCTATTTGTTGTACATTAGCATCAGTAAAGTTTCCAGTAGCTACAATATCTGTCCTAACAGCACCCATTATACTTTCAGCTGTTACAACTGATTTAGCATCAAATGAAGTAGGTATAGGTCGTATTAAACCAAGGTTTGCTTGTACTTTAGAAGTACTAATCTTATCAATTGTTACTTGTACACTACAGCCTTTAAAACCAACTTCAATAACTTGTCCTTGTGTCCAACCTTCTCCACCATGTAGTAGATCTATGACGGTTTGATAGCGTCCATAATATGTAGGTGATTCATCTCTTTCATGTGGTACAGCTTGACCTGTTACTGTTACACGGAAGTATAAGTTTTCTTTAACATTATCACTACTATTTACTCCAGCAACAGTTTCAGTTGCTGTAAATGTGGTAGCTAAAGTTCCTCCAGCAACATCATATTTTTTTAATGTAACAAGACTTTGTGCTCCACCTTCTTTAAAAGCTAATCTTAATTGATCTGAGTAAATTCGACTATCATTTGTATCATTTTTTATTGCAGCATTCCCAACTGTAAATTTTAACTTGTGATAATTAGGATGCGACCTTAAACCTTCAGCTATCTTAAATACTCCTTCGAGTGCAGTAGGAGTTCCTGATACATTAGTAAATGCTTTTCCAATAATAGTTGTACCATCAGTTATTTCATACCAACCATTACCACTAAGACCCGAAAGATCTATTGTTTGTACTTCTGGGAGACCATTAATACTATATATTTTTGTACCTACATTACTTAACATGGGGTCTATACCAGCATTAACTAATTCAGCTGATACCCTGGTAGCTGTGCTGACATTAGTTGTAGCTGTAGTATCAAATAAGTTAACTGAATATTGACTAGCATAAGCTACTTTCTTTAACTCTATAAATGCCTCTGGAGGTCTAGCATCTTCTATAGTAGAAGACAAAGCAGTAGTCTTAGTACGATTAGTTAGATAAGTATAATCATTTAGAGTTAAAGTTTGGATATCTTGATCATCAGTGTGTGTTAAATAAGTAGCCATAGCAGAACTATCTGCACTTGAAATAACATTAACAGGACTACCATCACTACATTTCCACATATTGACATCACCTGTTGTTCTACTGATCTGACCTAAGTATTGTTCAGTCTCATCTCTGTAGTAGTGAAACCATTTACCTTTATCTTGTGAATCTGTAGCTGCACCTGCTGAGTCTAATTGTTTAATGAATCTAGTTCCTGGTCTTTTAGATAAACCTTCTGTTATATCAGGGAATACATTCTTTGCTATATTAACTTGACCAGGTACTTTAACTTCATCAGGTTGTTGAGAAAGACCACCTGTATAAGATGGTATTGTTTGTGTTACATTTGACATTATCTAGTAAGTACCGAGAATGGTGTATAAGATTTATATCCAGATTCATGTGGAATACCAAAGAATGAGGGATCTCCTTTGTCACACTCATAATCAATACATGAAGCTCTAGATTTAGCTTCATCTTGTTGTAGTAGTTGTACCAATGCAGGGTTTGATACAAGCTGTGTAGCTGCTCTTACAGCTGCTCTATAGGTTATGTATCTTTGAAATACATTTGGGATATCTGCGAATGGATAAAGAGTTACAACATCTATGTCTACTTCATTATCAAATTCATCTGTATGATTTACAAGATTATATAGTCTTCCATTTCTAGTTACTACATCTTTTGTTCTATCAGATAGTCCATCGTGGATGTCATACCTAAGAGTGTTAAGAGGAAGTGTTATATGTTTGTTATCATCAGGTTTTATTGGTAAATGATTCTCAGTATTAAAATGCCAGCCTTCATTCTGTACATCCTTATTTACTTCATTGAGGATATTATATATGAATGATACTTCTGGATTAGTGAAATTAAGGGTAGTTACTGGAGATTGACCGATGGCTCCCAGTATAGAATTGACTGCGGATAATTCGGTATCGAGTTCAGTTGTTGTGGTAGCCATGAAAAATTTTGTAAAAAAAAAGGGAGACCGAAGCCTCCCATTGTGTAAATAATTAAGCGAATGCAGCAGGCTTAGTGGCTGTTCCAGCGAACAGTTCCACAGCAGCAGCTGGGTTAAGAGGAGCAGCACCCATAGCCAAGCGTCCAAGAATAACATCTCCCTGATAAATCACGGATACATCACCTGAAGTTACTTGTACTTGAGGTCCGATTGCTTCTACACAACCAACAGCTTCTTTCTGGAATATAAGTCCACATGAGTTAGCGAACTCAGCAGCAGCACCATACTCGTTAACAGTCTTTTGACCACTAGGAGTAGCGTTTGCGTCCATAGCAACAGTAGCTTCACTTACGAAGGAACCTGTATTACCAGGATCAGTCGTACCAGGTACTGTAGCACCAGCAGTTCCACCATACTTAACACCATACTGACCGAAGAACGGAATGTTCATCGACTTGTAGATCTTAATGCCAGCAATCGAGATGATTCCGTTTCCAGACTGAAGTGAATCTCCAGTTTCATCACGGTTGATTAGAGCGTTGGTAGATACATCCTGAATTAGTTCGTAGTACTGTCTTGGAGAAAGTACAGCGACACGTCCTTCACCTGAAACTCCCTTCTCATCTAGTGCAGCTGCAGCATCATAGAAGGCAGCGATTAGTGAGGCAGGTACGTAAGCATCTGATGCTTGAGCGTTTGTACCGACACGGACTTGAGTTCCACCTGGTTCTACAAAATTAGTTGCAGTTATTGGTGAAGCTTTACGTGCAGCATTGGATACAGCACGGAAGATCCGACGGTCATAGTTCTCAGCGAGAGAATAACCAATCTTGCGTGAGATTTCACCACGTAAGTCGTAGTGAGCAAGAGTTTCATCAAGTTCATACACGAAGGCTGAACTGATCAATAGGTCATCACACTGAATGGTGACTTCTGCTACAGGAGGTGCTCCATCAGAGTTGCCTAAAATGGATTGACCTGGAACATGGAATTCACTTTTTGTGCGACCTGTGAAGATGAACTGGAGTGATTTCCCGTTCTTCAAGGTACGCTTTGTGATTAGATCCCTAGCAATTGTATTGTGCTGGAATCCTTTAAATAATTCTCCACTAAATAATTTTAAGTAGAGAGCCCTTCTAGCCTCTGTTGTCGTAGATGCTAGGTTAGCAGCACCACCCCAACTCAGATCGGCTAATGGTTCATTACTATTTTGTTGTGCCATTTATCTGTAATAAATAAAATGTATGTGTTTACTTTCTTCAGCTGAAATGTTTTGATCATTTGTTGTGGTCTTTCCCACCGTCTAGACGGCTAAAGGGTATCCTGCGTACAGGGCCAGAAGCCAAAGCGAGCGAGGGGAATCGAACCCCTGTTAAGTTAGATTGGAAATCTACTTTCTTCCTCAGTCACTCGCAAGGTTGCACAAAGAGGTGCATCCTTTTCATGTTGAATCACATGAGACCATTCTATATATAGAAAGAAGGATAATAATCCGAAGACTATTATCCATAATTCATTTATCTGTCTTTTCTTCTTCATCAACACCTGGCGGCTGATAATCACTAGGCATAGTGTCTAGCTTCTCTGGCTCAGGTGTAAACTTAGTTACAAAAGCAGGGTTAGCTGAACTTTGCTGTGACATTAGAAAGAATACTTAGCTCCTAACTTTGTTGAATAGTTGTTGTCAGCATCTTCAACTTGTGCGAAAGATACTTCACCATAGAGGCCAAGCTTATCTGTAGCAGAGACAGAAGCACCAAGCTTCCCAGAGAAATTAGACTCTGAATCAACGCCATCAGCAGCATTAATTGTCTTACCGCCTTGTACATAATATGCAAGGGCACCAAGATCATTCTCATAACCCACGTGCAAATCTGTCGCACGAGATGTATAGTCTGAACCAGTGTAGTTAGCATTTGATTCTACATTAACATATGGTCCAGCCATTGCAGGTGTAGAAACAAGAGTGGT